CATTTGATTTCCTTACGCTACTAGAAGTTGGGGGGTTAGCGGCTCACGGCCCCCCGATCCGTGTTTCTAGCAGACAACCAAGAGTCCTGCCGCTAGATTATTTATTTGCCCAACTAGGAATAGGACCACCTGATCCTGGTTGTGCTTGTGCCTGTGGCTGGTGCGTAGGTTGTTGCACCTGCGGTGAAGCGTAATTACCCGAAGGAATGAACTCTTTTTGGTTTGGTGTCAACGCTACCATGAGCTTGTTTTGATCATCATAACCATTTGTACCCTTCTTGATACCAACTTTAGCACAGATTTCCATACCAGTCAAAGCGTCCACGCCAGAGATCTGACGACGAGACTGTGCTTCTGGAGACATATCCGCTGGGTCTAAGTTATTTGCGCTTTCAATAATTGATCGCAAAGTGCGTAAACCAATCTCTTTTGCTAGTGGAATACCACTTTCACCCATTTTGTCACCATCAACAAAAATTCTATCCCAGAACTTACGACGGTCAAACTGACCCCCAATAATTGTAAACTCTAGTTCCATCCATTTTGCAGATGAAGTCTGTGATGCTTTAAACCACTGACCATTACCAAACTCTGGGATTGATGTTTCGCCCATCTTTACCAAGATCGTCGCCCTTGCTACTGTGCCAATCGGAATTAAAGTTCTTTCCATTTGACCTGTTTCTGGTTGTACTTCATTTAAGTTAATCATTTTTATTTACCTCTTCTTTAGGAGCTTGTGTTTTAGGATCGACAAAATTCAACGGTCTTTCAGACTGAGGCTTGCCGCTCCCCATTTTAGCGATTAGTTTACCTAAGTGTGGCTCTTCGAGCGCGTCAAGACGACCAGATCTATCCTTTGCTGGATACCCCCAATCATTCAAAGCATGACACACAAAAGCCCTGTATGGTCCGTTCTCGCCAGTTAAAATAGACATTGTGATTACTTCATCTACAATGCCTGGTAGTTCACGCCCTGTCTTAGAGCCTTCGATTTGTAGAGAATATTGCTTTCGATTATAATCATCTGTTGTTTCATCTAAGATACCAACAAAGATTACATTCTTTTCTCTAATGTGTTGAAGATGTGTTAGCCAAGCCATCATCTCACGACCATGCAGACCATAAGCAGATCTGGTATCTAACTTACCTGTTCGATCTGATCTACTTTCTGGTTGTTGTTGACACCATTGAAAACATAAACGTCCGGCAACTGTGATTGAGTCAATAAACAAAGTATCGTACTTGTTCATCATTTCTTCACGCTCACCATAAATAGACGAAACATAATCAAAGTGTGATTTACCATAAGGCTGATCTTCTGCCAGTGACGGATTAGGACCACCCAAGAAGCACGCAAAATCTCTGCATTCCCCCCAGGTTCTTGGCCTAATCACATCAACAGGCCACCCTTCAATGGCTGCATCTCCAGCTTCAAGGTCAAAGAACAATGTGCTGTCATAGTCTAAAGTTCTAGCAAGAGTTGTTTTACCAACTCCGCTAGGACCACATACCACAATCTTATGACCTCGTTTTTCTGCCATACGTTGATCGGCAGTTATAATATTTAAACCCATTCTAGTCCTCCAATTCTACTTTGAAAGAACCAATCTCGGTGGTTCTACAAGTTTGCAATAGATCACGAACATCTGGAGTAGCCGCATTGTATTTGGTTTCCTCCACATGATAAGTAATTTTTGCGTAATGATTTGCATTAACTGGGGACATACTCGTGAAGACTTCTTTCAAAGCCTCCTGGTCCCAAGTAACTTTCTTAGTGACTTTTACTTTGAACTTCATGTTATCAACTAAAACGCTAGTTGTACCAAAGTCCTTTCCAAGTTCACTCAGTTTTTGACGTGCAATTGGTAAGTAAGATTCTGAAAGCTTTTCATCAATCTCTTTTACCTGAACCTTCAACAAACGGATTTGTTGAGACAGTTCGTCACGACGAGTAAACAATTCAATATTTGACATAATCGACCTCTCTTAGTTATTTTAATCTGCTAGAACGTTAAAATATGACCGATTAATTTATTATGTCAACTACTTTTTTTTAGATAAGTATATTTCTATGCCAAGACACGCTTTCATAAGCTTCTTTTTTAGTTTAAATTCAGGGGTTTCTACACCTTTGGCATCTTCAATAATTTCTTCCCAATCACCCTCTGGATTTTGTCTTTTGTATCTAAAGTCGGCTATGTAAGCACAGATCTTTTGACCATTCACCTCCAGATTAAACCTTACTTGCAGCTCTAAATCTTTTACAGTTTTGGCGCGTTCAAGGGATTTTAGGTACAAATATCGTTCTGATTCCCACTTAGAATCAAATTTAATATTATTGATAATAACTTTTTTATTACCATATTTGGGTCTTGACCCAAGCCTTCTGGGATTATATGTTGTTCTTGCTAACATTATTGGGAAGGAACCTCCATGCCAAACCCCGGAAAATATAAATCAGTAGGACTAAACCTTGAAGCTTATGGTAAGCTAGTATTCATAGCAGATCAAGAGGATCGCGCTATAGGGCGTCAATTGTCTCGCATGATAGACCAGGAATACAATAGAGTATCTGCAGCTACAGGACAGCAAATGGCTAGAACTGAGACTGTAAGAACACCAGTCGGTAGCGGTCTAGGTGGCTATGCTGTAATTGAAGATTAAAGAAGATCGGCGCTTCCAAGCCCACCAAGTAAGCTTGAAGCTACTGCTGGGTTTTGCGCCGCTCTTTGTCTTATATTACTTTTTCTTATAGCTTCTTGCCTTATTTGCTCTATAGGACTTAAAGGTGCTGCAGGTGTTGGGGCTTTAGGAGAACCAGAAAAAATATCTTGTTGAAAAAGCTCAGATTGAGGTGGCGTTACAATTGGAACAGGCGTGCTTTGATCTGAAGCTTGATTATAAGCTGCACGAGGCACCCCTTGACGTGCAACTTGACCAGACCCCATTAAACCAAGACCTGAAACCTTACCTGCTTGTTGTGCAATTTTTTGTAATCCAGACAAGTTTGCAGCATTTTGTTGTGTCATTTGATTTATTGCTTGAGAGGTACTCATACCAGACTTTTTAAATTTTATATATTGTTCTAACTTAGCTGTGTCGTTAAATATTTTTCCTAAGAAACTAAATTTTGCTAATTTACCTGCATTTTTAAGAGGATTACTTGCAAACCCTACCGTAATTCCTGCCGTTGCTATTGCGCCTTCTTTTCCAAAATCCCCAAGACTTTCTAAATCTTTTCCAAGTTCTTTAAGATTTTTTAAATGCTCTTTACTATATATTTTTTCAAGAACTCCTGGTTTGTAACTATCTAAAGCTTTACTTAAACCAGCAGACGCTCCTTTAGTTGAAAAAATATCCTGGTCTACATATTTAAGAATGTCTTCAGTAATTAAACCCCTTATTTGTTCTAAAGCAACTGGGTCGTTTCTAAAAAAATTTAATGTTCTTGACACTTCTGTCTGTGTCATTTTTGGATTTATTACTAATCTAGCAGCGTCTTCTGGAGTTAAATTTCCATCACTAAGTTTTTTTATTGCAGTATTTTTAAAAGCTTCTTCAAGATTATTTTGAGCTAAACTTAATCTTTGGAGAGAAGAAACTAAATTATCTCCAGGCTGTTGGGATATAATACTTTTTAATGTAGCGTCATCCAATGAATTATCTAATTTAGCGTATCTTAAACCTTTTGATAATTTTTGAACTTGATCCCAATTTTCTTTAAATAAAACTTTTCCTGTTCCTTTTAAGGCTTTTATTTGTTCGTAAAAAGCTTGTCCGTTAAATGCTGTTGGATCATCTAAATCTCTACCTGCTTTAGTCATAGCATCATCTAAATATTGACGTGCTAATCCAGATCTGACTTCTTCTGGATTGTCTACAGCTCTCAAAAGATAATTTAATCTTTCAGGAGAATCATTTTTAATTATTTTTCGTGCAAGACCGTCACTAAACAATCCTGGTTCTCTTTGAGCTTTTCTAAAGTTATCAATTATGCGTAAATCTGAAACTCTTTCAAACCTTTCAATCCCAGTTCTATAATTATCCATTGCTTTATTTCTAGCCTTTGCAGCTTTTGCAAAAGTTTTTGGTTTAGGAATGCCCCTGAGAGTAGATATATTTAAACCATCCATTTGATCGTCTATTATAGTTCTAAATACATTTAATTGATCCATAACAGTTCTGCTAGGAGTACCGTTAAAAAACATATCATCATTAATTGACTTTCTTAAAATAGATAAGTTTTCAAAAGAAGCTTTTCCATCAAGGTCATCAAGAGTATTTTTTATTTTTAACACAGTAGGGTCTAATTGATTAGGTGATCCAGCGCGTTCAAGAAGATCATCCATTTTAGCTTTTAAAGTTTTTGTATCAAAAACCTTTAAGTATCCCCCAGTTCTTGTTGCAGGTTGTCCATTAATTAAAATACTAGGTTCTTCTTTTATTATTTTTGACAGGATGTCATCTACAGCTTGAAATTCAAGTCTTGAAACCTCGCTAAAGTTAGAAAATGAAGAATTTATAGATTTTAATGTTGATTCATTAACTTCAAAACCTTCTTTAGATGCTTTTTCTAAAAAATTAATAGCATCATCAATTGAAGTAAGTGCAGACTTCTGTGCTGCACTTTGAGCGCTTTCTAAAGCTTTAAGTTGTGCAACACCTGAAGTTTCTAAGGTTTTACCTAAATCATCTAAACCTGTTTGATTTGCATTGAGAGTTTTTCTTAAATTATCAGCTTCATTAAGGGCAAAGTTTATATTTTTTGTTAATCTAGTTTTATCTTGAGTAATACCCTCTGCTAACTTTTGACCATACGAAAAAGCCCTTCCCGCACCAACAGATTCATAACTTGGCTGTCCTCCTCTTTGTATGATTGAAAGCGCCCTATCAAGACCTTCTTGTTGTAGTTGAGCCGTTGGGGATGTTGCTAATGATTTTCCCTTTCTAACGGCTCCTGTAGCTAACTTTGTACCACCTCTACCAATAGCAAAAACAGTACCACCAACTAAATCGAAACCACCAGCAATTGCCGCTTCCATGGCTACATCTTTAGCAACTTCTTTACCAGTTTGCGTTTGAACCCCAAGTAAATATTCTATTCCCTCTTCAATAGCTTGAAAAGTAGCTGCACCTGTCGCAGAACCTACCGCACTACCACCTATTATTCCAGGAAGACCTCCTGGCACACCTAATATACCACCAACTATTGAACCACCTACGCTACCAACAACCTCTGGAGCAATACCAGCTAAATCAGAAAAATCTTTCATACTAAAGGCATCGTCTTCAATAATTAAATTCTTACCCTTGTACTCTATTCCTCTACTTAGTTGACCTTTTTCTGTAAGAGCTAAGTTTCCGCCTTCATCACGAGTAAAGCCATCCTCACCAACAAGACTTGTTAGTATAGCTTCTTTGTCTCCTGAAGTTTCTCCAAAAGAAATTAAAGAACGTAACTTTCCGTCTGCACCAGAACTGTAATCAAATTTATCTAAATCACGTCCTCTTCTTTTGTTAACTAAGTCTTCTAAACTTTGATCTGAATTTAAAGTTGAAAAAGACAAAGAACCAAGAAGATCAGCAACTTCTGAATCATCAACGTCTTGCTCTATTGCTTTAAAGGCTGTGAGTTTTTGACGGTCACTAAAAAGACCTGATTCTATTCCTTGAAAAAGAGTTAATTTAGTTCTGTCTTCCATTTTTTATGAACCTCAGTCTTTCATAAAATTTTTCATATAAAGATTAAGAGCTTCTTGTTCTTTTTCATCTAAATCTTTGTTGCTATATGCTTCATCTCCAATTTTACTTCCAGTATATTTATTTAATGTACTTAATCCTTGTCTAATGTCATTTTCAGCACCTAAAATAATATCATTAAATAAATCTGTAAATTTTTCAGCTAATAAATCTTCTGAAGACATTATTGTAACATTGCCAACAATATCTTTTACCATTTGTCTATCAGCGTCAGATATTGTTTTACCAGCCTCACCTAATATTCTTGGTGCGTTTTTAGCTTGCAACTGTGTTAATATTTTTTTCATTTTTTGTGTAGCATTTGTACCTTCAACAAAGTTAATACCAAAAGCTTCTGCAACACCATCTAACGCATTTATAGAATATCTAAATGCATTTGTTCCCTCATTTAAAACACCTAAGTCAATAAATTTTTCTTTAGCTCTTTGAGTGTCTTGAGCCATCCTAGCCAATAATCTATATTGTTCTGATCCATCTCCACCCATAATAACATTACCATTTGGATTAGTATTTGGATTAGGATCAAATAATCTAATTTGAAATGCGGGATCATCAAGACCAGGAATTAAATTTTGATTTCTTCCAGAAGTTAGATACTTTTCTTCTGCTTCTGGAGTTTTCATCGCTTCTTCTACAATACCACTCCAAGTAGACCCTGGCAAAACATCAAATTTATTTGAAAAATTAGAGTTTTCCATTAATGCAGCTAATTCATATTTATTTAAAGATTGTAGAGAGCCTTTATCTAAATTGGCAATTTGACCACTAATACCCTCACCTTTTGGTATAATATAATAATTTTCACGAGCCATTGCTTTTTCTTTAGCGGCAGTTCGTTTAGCTTCATCTGCGGAACGCATTTCGATAGCATACTTACCAGCTTGTGCAGCGCCAACTTTTGCTTCTTTTTTAGCGGCTTCTAGTTTTGGTAGGGCTTTTTCTCCAGCTTCTCCAACAGAAGATAACATCTTACCTACATTAAATCCTTTACCAGCTTTATTCTGCATTAAAGCTAATCCCATAGCCATTAAAGCTGAACTTTTATCAACCTTACCACTAACATCAATACCAGTAGCTTCCGCAAATTCTTTTTTATAATCGTCAATGCTTTTTTGTTCAGGTGTATCTGGCCCAGTTCCACGAGCTTCTGTTATAAAATCCTGCATGGCTGAGGCAAACAAATCCTCTGTTGAGTTTGGAGCAGAATCTATTTTTGTATCCCCAAGAGCTTTTTCTCTTCTGTTTAATGCGGCTTCGTCATCAATAGCTTTTTTTGCCTTTGCCTCTTGAGCTTTTCTTGCTTTAGCTGGGTCACCAACAGGGGGAGCCATACCCATTACAGATTCTTCTGTATAAGAATCAATTATATTTGAATCTATTGGCATATTTAAAAAATCATCAGTAGGAATAAAATCTGTTAATTGTTGGTCATAAATTGGATCAGTAATTTTTGTAATAGGTTGTTCTTTAGCACCTTCGCTTATATCACTACCCGCTTTTTTCAAAAAATCAAAAATACCAAGACCCATTGCTTTTTTTGCATCCTGTGTTTTATTAAAAGAATCTGCAAAATTTCTATAAATAGATCCAATGCCACCTAAAACGGTTTCATCGGAAACTAAAGGGTTATAAGTTTTTGGTTTTGGGCCTTCAGCAGATTGAATTAAATCTTCAATTAAAAAATTAGATATGGGGTTATTTAAGTCAGCCATTTAATTACTCCATCTATGCTTGGTTTAGCCCTTGAAGCGTAGAATATGCTCCAATTCCAGCTAAAAACGGATTCGTTTGAGCAACTGGAGATGTTTGATATTGATTGTACATACTAGCAGAAGGTGTGCCAGATAGCGCACTGTAAGCATAATTGTAAGGCATTAGAGCTTGTTGTGTGTTTCTCATGCCCTCTTGTCTACCAATATCTATTCCTTGCTGTCTGTAATCTCTTCTACCCATTCCTAGTGAACCCATCATAGCGATGTCTGCTGGTGCAAGTTTTGAGTACGCAGTGCCAATATCAGCTCCTCTAGCAGCAAGATTACCGTATCTACCGCCCATTTCACCCTGAGCAGAGCCAACAGCGCCTAAAGTCTGTCCTAGACCGCCATATAAGCGTCCTGCTTCTAAGTTACGCTTCTTTTCATCTTCGGCTGCTTTAGCCTGTGCCTGTGCGCTAGAAAGACCCATAGTTCTGTACATATCAGCCGCTTGTTGCAATCTTTTTTGACCGCTTTCAAACGCTGTTTGTCGAGCTTTATTTTCTGCATCAGTTATACCAGCGCCAAGTTGTCCTGCCTGTAAATCCCTCTTTCTGGCACCTTCAAATGCTGAAGTTTCAAGCCTAGCACCTTCTGCGCCTAACTTACCAGTTAGTCCTGCCGCTTCTAATGCTCTTCTTCTTGATGCTTCGTCTGCTGACATTGCAGATGATAACGATTGCGAATAACCGCTTGATAACAAGTTAGCTATGGTTTTATTTTTTGCATCTTGAATATTTTTAGCGGTTTCTGCAGCTTGAACGCCTGTTCGAGAACCACCAAACGCTCCAGCGCCAATAGCACTAGCATTCATTTTGTTCAGGGCTTGCTCACCTTGTTTATTGATCTCCTTCATAGCTTGATCAATAACCTGTTGTTTATAAGGGTCCATGAAAGATGTGACTGCTTGAGAGGGATCAAACTTACCAAGACCTTGTTTTGCTGTTTCTAAAGAAGGGTCAATCCTTCTGTCATATGTTTGTCTAGCGGCAAAATCACCTTGACCGCTTTGAATCGCTCTTATTGCATCCTCATAAGAATCTACAGGAGGTTTATATGTTTCAGAACCTAAGTCAGCTCTTAATTTTGCACCGCCAAGTTCAGTATCATACATTCCTTTAGCACCAACAGCACCTGTTCCACTGTCAAGATATCTTTGAGCATCTGGGAAATAAGTTTTTGCTTGGCTTAATGTGTCTAGTCCAGCTGCAATACCAGATCCAGCTTCTTGTAAGTACCTTGGCCTTCCAGATGCGTCTAAGAAATATGGTTGATAGCGATTAACATACGCCTGTCTTTCCTCTGGCGTATCAAACATCCCATAAGCTGCTTGCTCAAGTGGATCTAATGCTGCTTGCTTGTATTCTGGTATGGTAAATAAGTCAGGATACTGAGAAGCATCTATCAAACCGCCAGTGTAGGTTACGTTACCTTCTTCATCTGTACTAGGTCTACCAAATATTTGATCTAATAAGAGCTGTTCACGTTGTTCAATGTATTCTGGACGACGTTGTGTTGTTTGGACTGTAGTTGTTTCAGCCATTATGCAATTCCTTCCAGATTATCTTGTAGAGCATACGCTCTTTCTATACCTTTTTTTTGATTGCCGCCACCTAATCCTTTTATAGCGTCTTGAGTTAAAACAAACTCTCCTGCCGTAAGCATAGCGGGTACATCGTCTTTAGTTCCTGATCCTTCACTTGGCATTATTCCGCCAGTTCTTCTTGGAAAGTATTCTGGAACTGGGCCACCTTTTTCTGCTCTCATCATAGGAGCTGAAACTCTTACATTACCATAACCAAATGGTCTGTTAGCTTCTGCCCCCATTGCGTCTGTTTCTTCTTTATCAAACATAGATAGACCTTGAGCGCCAAGGCCAAACAATAATGCTTCTGCAGCAGGAGTGTTTAAAATATTACCTAAAACATTACCTTCTTTTCCAATACTTGGAAATATTTTAGAAAGAATACTTCCAGCGCCCATTAAATCATCTCTAAATTTAATGTCGCCCCCTGTCTTGGCTGCAGTTTTAGCAATCTCAGAAAGACCTTTTTGCCCTCTATCTTCTGCTAAATAACCTCCATAAGGTTGTTTTGCACTAGCACCAATAATACCAGAAGTTATGTCATCTGTGCCTAAGCCAAATGAATCTGCTAAAGAACCACCACCTAAAGTATTTATACCACCACCTAAGATGCCACTGAGCAAAGTACCTCGAAGAGTTGGTTTTTGACCTGATATTAAACTACCAGCAATATTATTAATAGCGGCTTGACCCGCAGCACTTCCTAAAATTGGTTTAATAAAAGTAAGTAATTCAGTAAAGAAAAATTCTGGCTGACCAGTCATTGGGTTTATACTGTTGTCTGAACTGCCAACTTTATATCTTCTAGGATTTCCACCCATGTCCATGATAGCAGCATTAATCCCAGCATTTAACTCAGGACGATTATTAAGAACCTGCCGTGGAACTACCATTTCACCTGGAGAAACGTGCGCTAACTGCGTATCTCCGTTTCTTCCCATAGCTGCCATATTTTGCATCATATCAATCTCATTAGCTAATTATATACACTTTAACAAAACTTTTACAACATTACTAGCATTATGTGCTAACTGTTACTGAACCAACCGCTCCTGTCGCTTGAAAACCTCTTACATAAGGAGAATACTCTACAGGAACTCTTAAAGCTCCTCCATGATTAAATACACCTCCATCTTCCAAACCAGAGTCATCAGTTTGAAGGGCTGTAAATACAGTAAAGGTGTTTCTGCCCTCTCCAGCATTTTGAATTTGGATTAGATATGTTGAGTAAGTCCTTATAACTTCATCAAAATATCGCCTTTCGTATTGCTCTGGTGCTATGGGCAGGTAAGGTAAGTTTAAATTTCTTGACATTAACGCCTCCCATCAAGTCGCATATCGACTCTTGGCGTACCTAACCTCCACGTCACCCCTTCATCGTCACTTTCTATTCTGAAAGCAAATGATCTTCCCCTAAGCCTTAAATATATTTGATCAGTAAATTGTTCTACTGGCACTGTTGCGCTTTGAGAAACAGAGTTTGCATTGTTTTGCAAATAGTTACCGCCTGGGAAGTTTCTTGTTTTTAAAGTAACTGTAGCTGCAGGAGTTGCAGCCGTAGAGTTTCTAAACGTTAAATCTGGTATTAATTTTTTCATAAAGACAAAACGATCACCATCTCCCATATCTATCTGACTGCTTTCTATGTAAGCGCTAATAGCGCTACTAGGAGAGCTACTACCGTCATCAAAGCCAACTTCATGCGAATATAAGAAATGATCCGTTCCAGCAGCTATAGGATCGCTCTCAACGCCTCTATCTAGCCATACTGTCCTAGATAGCGTTCCATAATACCAAATCTGTTGTTGGTAGTTATAAACAACGTAACGATCACATTCAGAGCTACTTGCAGATGGATAGAGCCACATTATCTCTGCAAATGCTGTATTTGTAGATGCAGTAACTTTTTCTAACTGACCATTGTTGATATCGTTGAATACATAATCCCTTACAGAACAAGGCAACCGCTGAACGGCGCCACTGTATACATAAAACTCTTCTGCACCCATCCAGTAAACACTATCTTCAACCGCTATTGAAGCCAATGGTCCAGCTATTGTTATGTTTTCAGATATAGAATTAATGCCAAAAGTAAATGGTGGTCCTAAATACTGCATTGCGTGTAAAGAAACATCAGTAAAAACAAGGACTTGTTGTCTAGTTTCAACAGCAGTTACAATTTTTGATCCAGAACCAATTCTTAAATCACCCGCAGTATTTGTAACAAGAGAGTTCCAAACAAGAACATTTTCTTGATCTGAAAATCTAATTAACAATGGATCTTGCACGCCAGCATTTGTTTCGCTGTCACATCCAAAAGCAATAACGTGCCTATCTTTATCAGAAACTAATACTTGTTTTGCGATAGTCGGTGCTGAAACTGAATTAGCAAGGTCACTTATTGCAACGGCTCTTGTGGAGGTGCCATTCGTTTTGTCCCAATAGAAAATACCAGCATCTCTAACATTAATAATTAAGTCTTCACCAAAGTTATCATGGCTCCAAATTCTTAAAGTAGAACCAGATACAATCAGAGAAGAAGAAGAGTTCCAAGTACCACGACCCCAAGTTCCTGCACTCCAACCTGTTCCAGTTATAGTTGTATCAAGACCAGTGTTAATTTGATAAGCAGCTACAACAGAGCCACCTCCATTGCTACTATCACTTGTATTTGAAAATACATATGTAGGTTCTAATCCATTGGTTGTGGTAATATCACCAATAGTTGCTACTTCTCTTACCTCAATTTGATATGTGTTATCGTTTACAATATCTGTAATTTGATATTCTTGGTTTAAAACAGCTGCTGTTACTAACCCACCCAAGCTTGCAGCACCTGAAAACGTAACAAAATCATTTACTAAAGCACCATGACCAGTTTCACTAACTGTTATAGTTGCACAACCAACAGACGCACCAGAGCTATGTGCTGCTGCTGCTGTGTTGTTTAAACCTCTTACACAACCAATTAAATCATTACTTGACACAGCTGCGTAAGTTATTATCTCACTATCTATTTTTATTCTACCAGACGTTGGAAAGCCTGTAGAGCTTGTTAATGGAATGGTAGTGTCCACCGCTGTAACTGAAGCGCTTAAAGTATTTGCTTTAGTGGCAAAAGTGGCGTCACCAGCAGATGTCGTTAATCTTATAGGAGTTATGTCGTAATAAGCACCACCTTCATTAATATAATATTTTAAATGCGTGCCAACGCCTAAGTAAGCACTACTATCTAAAGCGACCCAAGGGTGTAATGCTCTACAAGTTCCTAAAAAATTTGTAGTTGTATTTTTTATCCATCCACCAATTTTTTCAGGAAAGCCAAATCTAAACCTAACTTTATCCATGTCAAACCAACCGCCCTCATTAGAATAAG